GCAGAACCTCTCCTCCGAGGCGGCGGCGACCGGGCTAGGCAGCGGCGTGGCGAACCTGCACGCCGACACCCTCTCCCGCATCATCCGCTACCACGCGGACGCGCTCGCGGACAGCCTCACGAACGATTTCGTCCGGGTCATCGCGCTGATGCTTGGCGCGAAGGCCGAGGTGATCGGGAAACTCCGATTCCAGTTCGCGCCCGAGCGGCCCGACCCGAAGCAGCGCCTTGAGGCCATCGCGCAGTTCGTGCAGATGGGCGGCACGGTGTCCGAGGCCGAGGTCCGCGACCTGCTTGGCCTGTCGCAGCCCGCCGAGGGCGAGCGCGTGCTAGGCGCGGCGCAGCCCGGTGGCGCATCCGATGCGCTCGCCAACCTCCTGTCCGGCGGCTCGCAGCCCGCGGAGGGGGTCGCGCCCGAACCCGGCGCACCCGCGCAGTTCCGGCGCAGGTCGCTTGCGTGAAGCCCACGGTCGATCCGGCATCGTTCCCGGCGCTCTACAGGCACAGCCAACAGGCGTACCGGGATGCCATCGCCGCGCAGATACGGGGCGACAACCCCACCGAGGCGTGGGACGAGTGGGAGGCCGACACCGCGGCCATGCTCATCGCGGCATGGGTATCCGGCGCTCTCGTGACCCTCGACACGGCCAAGGTCAAGCCCGCCGCCTTGCAGGTGTTCCCCACGCAGTTCGACCGCGGCGACATAGACGCGGTGACGCTGCGATTCCAACCCGGCCCCGCCCGGGAGGTCATCAAGCGGTTCCGGGGACTCCTCCCCATGACCCGGGACCGATGGGAGGCGCTGATTGCCCACGCCTTTGAGGCGGCGGGCGAACTCCGCGACACGGAGGCCGCGGACGCGCTCGACCGCATCCTAGAGCGCAGCCCCCGGCTTGCCGCCGTGGTCCGGGGACAGGCAGACGCGCCCCCGCCGCAGGACGAGCGACTGCCCGAGGAGGTTCGGAAGCGGCGCACCCCGGCGGTACAGGCCGTGGCGCAGGGCGCGTTCTTCGTCACCGGGATGTCGCAGGAGCAGGTCGAGGCCACCCGCGACCTCGTGGCGCAGGCCGTCCGCGGGGAGGTCACGCGGAGCGTGGCCGGGAAGCGTCTGGAGGAACTGGGGGTCGGGGACTTCGTGGAGCAAGCCACGCTTGACACCGGGACCGACCTCACCGCGGCCCGCCTTGAAACGGTCTACCGGACGAACATCAACCGGGCGCAGTCGCAGGGGCGGTTGGACATCGTGCGCGACCCGACCGTGCAGCGGTTCGTCCCGCTCATGCGGTTCAACGCGACGAAGGACAGGCGCACCCGGGAGACGCACAAGGCGATGGATGGATTCATCGCCACGGTCGCGCAGATCGACGGGTGGGGAATCCCGACTCCGCTTGGGTTCAACTGCCGTTGCTCGTGGTCGCCTGTCTCCATCGCCACCGCGGTGACGAACGGATGGTGCGACGATGACGGGCAACCGGACTACGAGGCGATCAAGCGCCACAACGGTGCGCGGCAGAGAATGATTGACAAAGGGCTTGTGCCCGATAGCGGCTTCATTTCCGGCTGATACGATCAACGCATGGCTGAAGCACGGCTTGCAACTCCCGTCCGGTCCTACACGCGGCTGAATCTGACCGCCGTGACTACTTTATCCACGCTTGCGCCGACCCTCACGAAGCCGACTGTCGGGATCATCTACGACTCGACGGCATCGGTTGCGAACGAGTTCGTTCCGAACCCGTCCCTCGTGACGGTGCTTCCGTGGTCGAGTGTGGGGACTGCAAATGGTCCGGCGATCCGCATTTGGGGATGGACCTCGTACACGCAGACGAGCGGCGCGCTTGCATGGTTCCCGCGCCTGCTTCTCGACGCAACGCTCGCGTATCCGTCAGGTACGCCAAGCATCGTGGTGGATGGCGCGGCTCTCTTCCACTTCGGCGCGATCACCGCCACCGCGAGCATCACGCCCGCGCCTGTCGTGTTCAGCCCCGGCGCGTCACTCGTGACTCCCGCGCAGGTCACATTCGATCCGCTTGGCTCGCAGATGGTGACGGTTCAGATGTTGAGCAACACCTTGAATCAGCCTTGCGGAGTGTTCTGGGTCACCGTCTGATGATTCCCGCCGCGTCACGCATCGCCCGCCTCGCATCGCGACCTCTCGTGGTCACGAAGATGTTCGCGACCATCGACACGCCCGGTGGACTCGACCCGAATCCCATCGACCTCGCGAACCTGTCCTACATGGACAAGGCCGAGTACCCGAACAATGTGGTGCAGATCACGGGCTTGGCTTCAAGCGTGAACCTGCGGCTCGTGCTGCTTTCGGGCGGCGGCGGCACGGTGTACTACCGCACCTCCTCATCGTCGTTCACCACGAACGATTATGTGTTCAACAGCGGATTGTGGAATGTCCTGTCGTTCACCGGAGCGAACAGCGCGAACATCAATGTCGCTCCGAACCGATACATCGGGTTCGTCGTGGTCCCGAGCGCGAACGACGATACGCTCACATATCAGGTGCAGAACGCGAGCAACGCCAACTCCGTGCTCGACACATTCACCGCGCTGAAGACCACGCAGACCGCCGATGTGACCCCGACCTTGAGTTTCATGCTCGACCTCGCCTACGACGATGGCGCTCCCGTTGTAAACAATCACGGGAACATCCGGTCGATCAGCACCCCGGTGAGTTTCCGGCTCGTCAAGACGGGCGGCGGCAGCGCGTCCGTGTACTACCGATCAGGTGGAACATTCGATCAAACCGACTACGCGACGAACCCCGGACTGTGGACGGCGCTGTCGTTCACGAACAACATCAGCGGCACGATCCCGGTCACGGCGAACAACTATGTCGGATTCGCCGTGGTCCCCGCAACGACCGGGAACACCCTCACCTACGAGGTGCGGAATGTCAGCGACAACAACACCTTGATGCAGTCGTTCACCGCCGTGAAGAACGCCGTGCAGGGTGGAGATGTGACTCCGAACGCCGTGGACTGGGGGACCATCGTCTACAGCGAGGTTTCAGGCGAACCCGGGGAAATCACGCAGCAGATCACGGGCATCACGGCCCCAATCTCCATCGGGTTGTCGGCCAATGTCGCGAATATCATTCCCAACCTTCGCTACAAGATCACGGCAAGCGTCCCTGAACCCGATCCATACTGGGCTACCTTCCTTGTGTACACGGCTCCGTTCACGGTGAACAACGGGCAGTACCTCACATTCTCCTACGGTGGGAGCACAACGGGAACGGTCACCGTCACAAATATCACGGACAACAGCACCGTTCTCGACACATTCACCTGTGACTACAACCCGGGCGATTGCTTCCTCACCACGGCGATGGTAGGCCACTACGGCCTTGCCGACGATGGGCCGGAACTCACCGCGATGCGCGCCCTGCGCGCCCACTACATCGACACCCCCGGACCCGCCGCGATCATCGCGGAATACCTTCAGACCTCTCCGCAGATCATCACGGCCATCGCTGCGGCGAATGCGGATGCGGTCGAGTACGAGTATGTGCGCGACACCGTGCTTGCGGTGAAGGCCCATGTCGATCTTGCGGAGTGGCAGCAGGCGTGGGACACCTACCTCGCGATGTACAACGACCTCAAGAACAGGTATGTGGTGCAGCCATGACGAACCCATCCCACCGAATCACGGACAACGGCGACAAGGTCGTGATCCACGATCTTGAGGTGTTCTGCGCGTACGACCCGGACATCGACGGCGACCACGACGAGGAACTGCGCAAGTTCGACAACGACAGAGTGCGCGACATCGTGGAGTCAACCGCCCGCTACATGAACAAGGGTTCGTTCCCCCGGCTCGTGGTCATGCACGAGAAGGACGGCAACGAGCCGAAGTCGAGCGTGGGGCGGTTCACGAAGATCGGCTATCAGGAGCGCGGCGGCGTGGGCTACATCGTGGGCGACTGCGAGGTGGAGCGCGGCGTGTTCGACAGGCTCCTCGCCACGAACGCATTCCCGCGGCGCAGCGCGGAAATCTGGCAGGAGCAGAACCACCTGTCGGAGGTCGCGCTGCTTGGCCGCGAGACTCCGCGCAGGCCGCTCCCCGACACTCACTTCACCCGCAAGGGCGAGAGAATCGTTTTCAGCAGGAACATCCGCTTCGACATGGGAACGGTCGGCGGCGGTCTTTCAGCGTTCGTTCCCGGTACGAAGGACACCAACATGGCAGCAGACGAAGACCTCCGGAAGGAACTCGCCTCGCTCAAGGCCGAGATGGCTGCGCTCAAGGCGCAGTACGCCGAGCGCGAGGGAGACAAGAAGGAGATGGCCGCGGACGACATGCTCGTGCAGCAGTTCGCGGAGGACGATGAGGACGGCGCGGAAGTCCACATCGACATCGACTCGCACGAGGGCGCTCCCGACGAGATCGAAGTCGAGGAGGACGAGGAGGACGCGGTGTTCCCGGCTTCGCGCCGTGGTCGCCCCGATGTGTTCGCGCTTCGCCGCGAGAACGCACGCATGGCCCGCGAGGTCGCGGAGATGAAGGCAGAGTTGCAGGCAGAGAAGTTCAGCCGCGAACTCGACGCGATGGAGTCGGACGGCTACCGCATCCCCGCGGCACGCCGCGCCCGCCTCATCGCGGAACTCGCCGCGAGCAACGACCCGACCGACCTCATCGACACTTGGCGCGACCTGTTCGCCCGCGACCCGATGGGGGTGCGGATCGACATGGGCCGCGCATCCCTTCCCGGCAAGGCAGACATCGACCGATCCGAAGTGGCAGACCTCGTGAAGCAGTTCGCGGGCAAGCCCGAGGAGTTCGCAAAGGCAATCCACTCCCGCATCAAGCGGTAAACGAAAGGCAGGAATCCAATGTCAGACATGGGCTTCACCCCAAATCTTCAGGCGAGCGCAAGCGTGCTTCCGTTCCGCTTCGTGACCCTCACGGGCGCGTTCACGGGCGGTCCCGCGACCGCCATCACCAATGTCGCGGTCGGCGTGTCCGATGGCTCCGTCTACCAGTTCGACAAGTCGGAACACGCGGTCAGCGGCACCACGATCACCCTTCAGCCGTCCAACACCGTGCAGATCATGGTCGGCACGGGCGGCGTGTCGGCGGGCAACTACCTCATGCCCGAGGCGAGCGGAGATGGAAAGGCAGTCGTGGCCGCGGGCGCAACCGCTGTCAGCAACTACATCGCGCTTGAGGCGGGCGCGGCGAACGAAGTCATCCGCGCCTTCCGGTTCGGTCAGCGCGGCCCCGCGTTCTGATCCTTCACCCCAACCTCGCTAGAAAGGCAGTACAGACATGGCATTTACCGTTGTGGGTGGAGGCAACTCGCCCTACATCCCGTCCACGAACGACCTCGCGTCCGGCGCGTTGCAGGTCGAGTTCACGCGCAGCGTGAACACCTTCCCGATCACGCGCTACGCCACCCTCGTTCCCGTCACCAAGATGTCGGGCTACTACCTCCGTCAGGATGTCACCGACAATGTGCGCGTGACCGACCAGAAGGAGTTCCTGTGGCCGCTTGGCAACGACCGTCCCACGGGCAAGCAGAACGCATTCGACTTCGTTCAGTTCACGACGAAGCGGTACGCCTTCCCGTTCTACATCCCGCAGGAGTCCGCGAATCAGGCGGCGTGGGATACGGTCGCGCAGCACGCCCGCAGCAAGGCGCAGTTGGCGATGACCCGCCGCAGCATGGAGGCCGCTACCGCGCTCTCCACGACTGCGAACTGGGGCAACAACTATGTCGCGAATCCGAACACCACCGCGCAGGGTTGGTCGGCGGTCGGTGGCCTGTGGAGCGGCGCGACCCCGGACAACCCTTACATCCAGAAGACCATTCAGCAGGTCATGCAGTTGGTCGGCTACAGCAGCGGCGGCGCTGTCAGCCCGAATCAACTCATCATGGTCATCTCCCCGAAGATTGCGCAGGTCTTGGCGCAGTCGCGTGAGGTCCGCGAGTATGTCAAGTTCATGTCGCAGTCGGTTTCCTTCCTTCAGGGAAGCGACACCTTCTCGCGTTGGGGACTCCCGCCGACCCTGTTCGGACTCGCGGATGTCGTGGTCGATGATTCCGTCAAGGCGACGAGCAAGAAGGGCGCGACCGATGCCTTCTCTTATGTCCTTGGCGATGGCGCGTACTTCGTGTCGCGTCCGGGTGGCCTCGTCGGAACGGAGGGCGCGAACTCGTTCAGCACCCTTCAGATTTTCGCGTACGAGGACATGACGGTCGAGCAGTTCAACGACCCGATGAACCGCCGCATCGAAGGCCGCGTCATCGACAACAGCGTGTCGCAGATCGTGGCCCCGGTCGCGGGCTACAGTATCACGAGCGTGATCTGAACCATCTTCTCGCTTGGGGGGAGGGGCGTTCGCGCTCCTCCCCCTGCGAGTCTAGGAGCGCACGATGACGGCATACGCCACCTACGCGGACATCGAACACGCTCTGGATGGGACGATCATCGCGCAGTTGTGCGCGGACGGCGGAACCCCGATGCCGGGTCCGAACGCCGTGACCGATGCCGCGCTAGAGCGCGGGACGGCCATCGTGCGTGCGTACATCCGGGTGGGGGACATCTACAGCGAGAGCGAGATCACCGCGCTCGCCGCGGCGCATGATCCGCTCCTCGTGGGCCTCGTGGTTGACCTCGCCACGGAGTTCCTGTTTCAGCGCCGAGGGTCGAAACTGACCCCGGCAATCGAACAGCGGATCAAGCAGACCTATTCGTACCTTGAGGGGCTGCGGGACGGCAAGATGCTGTTCGGCAGCATCGCAAGCAATGTCGAGGCGGGCAAGCCGAGCGTAATCGCCGTACCCGTGGCGAACCTCAACTGGTACAGCGATGCGAGCAACAGCCCGTTCTTCCCGCCGCGCCGGGGAACGGTCTACCCGTGAGCGGGTGGATTGACAGGGTTCGCAAGGCGCTCCGCGATCAAGCCGTTGTCAACGGTATCGCGGCAGTCGCGGGCGAGTGGATGGAGAACCACATACAGGCGAACGAAGGGCGCGGCCCCGGCGGCAACCCGCAGCCGCACCTCCCCCTCAAGCGGGTCGCGGGACGGAGTTGGACAACGACAAAGCCGAAGGACGGGAAGTTCCTGTTTTCGCAGCGCCGCACGGTGATCGTCAACGGGAAGCCGCGGCTGCGGACCTTCTACCGCATCGAACATGTCTCCTACCGTGCGGGCGGTCAGCCGCTCCGCGACACCGGGAAACTTGCCGGGAGCCTGTCCGCGACCGGGCAGTTCACAGGCGGAAAGATCGTCCTCACGATGAAGGGACGGAAGTACGGCCTGTACCAAGACCGCGGGTTCAGAACGAAGGGTCCGAACTACATCCCGATCAGCCTCAAGGGCAAGCGCGGTCACGGCACGGGCAACAATCCGAACGCCGAGGGGCTGAAGCGCGGCAAGGACTTCATTATGCGGTGGAAGGGCGTGACTGTTCCCGCCCGACCGTTTATCCTTCCTACGCGGGATGACATGCGGACGCTAGGCAGGTCGATCTACCTTGGCCTCCGTTCGATTCTGAAGGGCAAATAGCATGGCGACCACACTTCAAATCCCCGGCCCATCGGTCATCTACACCTCCGTGAACAACGGAACGGCGTGGGATCTACTGGGCTACAGCGACAACGACAACCTTCCGTCCGTGGCGTTCACCGACAACATGCACGAGGTCCGCACCGTCCTTTCGGGCGCGGAACCGGAGCAGGTCGTGTTGACGGGAACCTCCGCACGCATCTCTCTCGCGCTCGTGAAGTGGGATCAGGACTTCCTTGAGGAACTTCTCACGCATCAGCGGAGGGGGGTCGCGCAGGGGAACACGCAAGGGCGTACCACGGTCGGTCGGCTGCTTGTCGCTACGAGCGGATACGGATTCGTGCAGGTCCGTATCCAAAGCGTGAGCGGCGCGGGGCGGTACACCTTCAACTGCGCGTACCTCGTGTCCGATGGAGTCGCGGACTCCCAATGGGGCAACCGCGAGCGCGTCCTCGCGCTGAACTTCAAGGCGATTCAGCGGGATTCCACGACCAACCTGTACACCTACGAGGCTACATTCACCCCATGATCGAACTGAACGCCGACAACGACCCGATGCTGTTCGCCGTGCAACTCCCCGTTGGGCAGTTGGTGGTGCAGTACATGGAGGTCATCGCGACGATCCACGCGGGCATGTCGCCCGACACGGAGCCGAAGCCCGATGAGATCGTTGCGGCGATCCGCAAGGCGAGCCGAACCCCCGAGGTCGCGGCGGCTGCAAGCGATGCGCATTTGATCGCCTCGTGGGCGCGGATGTCGCAGAGGGTGGCAAGCGCGGGAAACGGCTGAAGGCGACCGCCCGGTTCGTGAGCGTCTACGGGCGGTTGCCATGTGAGTTCGACCCCGAGACTGCTATGGGCCTGTTCGCGAACATCCCCGTCATCGAAGCGCACGAATCCCTCGTCATGGCGCGGGCCATCGCGATGGCGATGGGAGATGGCAAGAGCCTCGCCACGGCTGTTTATGCGGTCACCGAGAACTCCCGGCTCGCAACGCGGGTCGAGGTGCAGGCGCAACTTGCGCAGGGGATGAACCAATGAGCAGTCCTGCGGCGATCCTCACGGAGATGCGGAACGACCTCGCGTACTGGATGACCGAGCGCGGCTACGGCGATGTCGTGTACATCTCCGAAGCCCCGATTGACGAGGTGGTCGGCCAGTACGCCATCCAGATCGTCCCCGGCCCGGATACGGCGGTACACCCGAACAGCGGCGTGGGGCTGATCCGCACGCAGGTCGAGGTGGTGGTGTGGTGGCGCGGGCTGATGGACCCCGTGCAGCGCGGCACGCAGCGCATCGCCGGGGAGATGGGGATTCAGCAGTTCGTTGACACGCTGCGCGAATACCTCGTGCAGCGAACCTACCCCGGCATGGTGATCCCGCTCCTGTTCCGCAATGGCGGCACGGTCGAGGCGGTCGCTGAACTCGACGGGTGGCTTACTCTGAAGGACTCTTACGACTTCGGATACGAGATGCGTTGGGAGGTCAAGGCGTAATGGAGAACCTAGGAGCCATCGACATCAACATCCGGGAGTTCCGCGGCATGGGCGGCGGCGTTCCCGGCCCCGGCCCCGGCGGCGGCGGCGGTCAGCCGGGTGGCGGGCCGAGGCCCATCGCCCCCGCTCCCAACATCCCCTCGCCTACGCGGCTCGACCAACTCCTCAAACTCTCCGACATCACGGGGGAAATCAGGTCGTTCGTCACCGGGCCGACCGTGGCGGGGTTCGCGGGGCTTATGCAGGGCAGCGGGGCGACCGCCACCGCGCTCGCGGGGCTAGGAGCCGCGGGCGCTGCGCTCGTGCCTGTCATCGGTGCAGTCATCCTCGCGGGTGCAGGTGTCTACGCCGGGTTCAAGGCGCTTCAGAGGTCCGCGGAGATCACGGCGCAGCGGATTGATGCGGTCGGGCGGTACAGCATGGCGGTCGTGTCCGCGCAGGTCGTGGAGCGCGTGCGCGCATTGCAGCGCAATCTGCGCGAGGCCGCGGAGAACGGACGGATGTACGCACGGGCGCAGATGGCGGCGACACGGGCCGCGGACGCGACATTTGAGGTGCAGTTGCAACTCAACAAGGCGTATGCGATTGGCGCGGAAATCTACCACAACCTCGTGGCGGCGACGATGCGGCTCGTGTATCCGTTCGCACGGTTCGTCGGGATGATTGCCGATGCCGTGTCCGCGCTTGGGACATTCATCTCCGCGCTAGGGGTCGATACGAGCGAGGTCATCGCCCGTGCGGTCATGGTCCCCGTGACCGCGTTCCTCGACTCGCTGATCGGGTTCAAGTCTGGATTCGGCCCGTTCAGCATGATCCGCGACTTCCTCGTGCAGATCCTCAAGCAATTGGGGATCATCGGAAACAACACGCGGCCACCGACCACCGTTGGCGCGAACGATTGGTTCACGAGCGATGTGCAAGCGATCACGGGATCGTCGTACAGGAGGATCGGCAAAGGGGTCGGAGCGATGGGCTTCAACACGCCACAGGGACGGTGACGCATGGCGAACACGGACCTTCGGATCACATTGCACAACGGAACCACGGTCGGTGCCGCCGACCTCGTGTACACGATCAACAATGTGAACATCGAATCGTATGCGTGCGCTCCCGTTCTCGCGGAGGACGGAATGACCGTGAAGGGGATGTCGTACACCATCTCTGGATCGGGCCTGTACAGCGCGTCCGAGGGGCAATGGGATTCGATCCGCTACCAACTTGGACGAATGCAGGGGAGGCTGCGCAAGGCCGAACTGTCGCTCGCCAACGACTACTCGACCAACCACCTGATCGAACTCCTTGAGGGCGCGAGCAACATCGGAGGCCCGTTCATCAATGTCACGGGCAATCAGGTGGTCGGCTCCGATGTCGTGCTACTGCATTTTGAACTCCGCGACGAGGTGAACTTCAACTCCGCGGACCAGAGCAGCGCGTGCGACCTTCCCGTGGTCGCCCACACATGGACGCAGGCCATGTCGCTCGACGCGGTGGGGATGATTACGCGCACGGTGAACGGAGTCATCCGCATCGCACGGGCCGCGAACACAAGCACCGACACGGCGGCGACCAAGACCGCGTGGAAGACGCGATCACCCGTGGCCGACCTGTTCCGGCGTGCGATCATCCCCGATGTGCCGGGGCCGGGTTGGCGGCGTGAGTCGCAGGCGTTCGCCTACGACATGCAGAGCACCGCGCTCGTGTATTCGTTCGTGGACAAGCAAAACGCACATGCGCTCCCGAACGGCGTGAAGTCGGGAGACATGGACTTCACCTACGAGCGCACGGCCCAAGACCCCGGCGTGGCGAACCTGCGTTTCGCCTGCGACCTAGAGGCAGACCTCCGCGAGGAGAACCGACCGAATCAGGTCGGCCCGAACCGCAGGCTCGTGGAGGCCGCGGTGGCGCTCTCCAAGACGCGCATCAACGCGCAGTTCTCGCGCATCCTCATCACGCGCATGGCGATCACCGAGCAGCACATGCTCTCCCGCTACGCGATCCGGTTTGAGTTGGAGGCGCAGGCTTTCGCAGGCGACACATCCGCAACCACGGCTTCGATCAAGCCCATCGCGTTCATGGTCGGCGCGAGGTTCCGGGTCGAGCGAACCGAACTCGCCGCGGTCGATCCATACGGCTCCGCGGTGCAGATCGGGCAATCGGACCCGCCGATCTACGGCGCGTACCGGATGGTGCCGCACTACATCGACAACCTCGTGAACGGCATGGACTGCAAGGCGAGCAACCTCGACATGCCGCAGGCGAAGGTCGCGACCGTTGCTGCGCCCGATGGCGAGGTGTTCGGCCCAATCCAGATCACGGTGTTCGATGACCCGACTCCGTTCGCGGCGGCGAACGATGAGTTCAAAGGCAGATACGCCGCGATGCAGTTTCAGCCCGCGAACGAAGTCATATCGGATCAGCCCTACGCGAACATCGTGTCGTACTCCACGAGCCTCACGAACTGCCAGTACACCACGGGCATGGTGCGCCTGTCCCCGATGTACACGAACGGCGCGGACCTCCTATTCCAGACGAGCAAGCCCCTGCCAATCGTGCGTGAACGGACGGAGATCAGCAAGGCAGGCGGTCCACCGGGTCGAGTCATGCGCCAGTTGCCGACGAAGGCGTTCCTCATCAGGGAGGATTGGAATGTGACCGCAGGCAAGTTCGACGCGCAGGGCAACCGCCTGTACACCGGGGTCTACGAGCGCGAGTTCGGCCTTTACGACGATGGGACGGGCGCGCAGGGATTCATCAACAGCGTGGCGGGATACGCAGGCGTGGTCAGGCGTTGGGCGGCTCCAATTGGGACTCTCTCGCCCGCCATGTCCCCGATCCAGACCACCGCCTCGCAGAATCAGACCATCTCCGTGTTCGGAGCAACGGGCACCGCCAACCAGTACACCGTTGGGTCGGAGAACTTCCAGACATGATCGAAGCGTGGTTCGCACTCGACCAGAGCCGCGTGGTCCCGTGCATCATGCCCGACCCGCAGTTGCACGACCTCGCACGCCTCGCGGGTATCCCGATAGAGGATCTTTTCAGCATCGACATCCCATCCGGCGCAAGCCGGGAGGCCCGCGTCAAGTGCATCGTGGCCGAGTCGCAACTCGACTACATCTACAACAACCAGAACGGCCCATATGGTCCGAACAGCGTCCACTTCCGTTGGCGCACCAACCCGAGCATCGAACCGCAGGAACTATGGCTGTTCCCGCTCCCGCCGAGGCCGTTGTTCGTCCGTCCCGACATGGCGAGCATCTACATCGTTGAGGCGGTGGATTGCCGCTACTACTGGAAGAGAACGCCGTTCGACCGGGAGGGATACCTGTCTGCCATGTCCGATTCGACCGGGCGATTTTGGTACACCGGATCGTCAGGCAACAGGGACACGAGCAACTACCCGTCTATCACATTCCCGATGGGGTCGATACAGATTGACCCCAACGATGTTCCATTGTTCCTGTATGATCGCCTTGCGAACCTGCCTTTGACTCCCGAATGCTCCGCGGCCATGCTCGCTGATCTTGTGGCGAGCATTTCCGGCGTGGTCGTGCAATGGGCGGGCGCGGGAACCTACCTCTACAAGACCATCGGCAACGATGCGCTTGCGCTCAACCAGTTCATGCTGACCTACCGCAACGCGGTCGCGGGCGGCATCGCGACTACAAGCGGAATGAGCGTGACAGGCGGCGGTGGATCGGTCGATCCCCTGTACGCGAGGTGGCAGGCGGGGCCGACAACGCAGCCGGATGGCGGTAGCCCGAGCAGGCAGATCCACCGGATGCCTTCGCAGGTCGATGTGCTGTTCCCGCTGCACGCGAACGAGGCCAAGACCTACTACAACAACGACTACGAGATGACGGCATTCTGGGGTCCTGCTCCCGCAGGGGAGCAGCCGTTCCATTTCCTGCGGGAGACAGGTCCGTTCCTCTCCATCTCGACTGCGCGTGACCGCTACGCGAATGGGGTGCGGCTCCAGATCAAGGAGCCGCTGACCGTACCCGCAGCCAATACGGTGGATATACCGCTGCCCGCGTGGCCGAACAGCATCCTGTCCTCCCCGAGCGAGCAAGGCTTGCATCCGGTGGCGGTGTATACAGACCTGTCGAACGATGCGAAAAACAACCTCACCAAGCGGTGCGAGGTTCAGTTCGGACGGGTGGCATGGGGCGGTTGGCCCGTCATGCCGCTAGGAGCGTACCGGGCGACAATGCTCCGTTACACGGTCGGAGTCATGCAAGGCGAGTATGTGCCTGTGACGATCACGGAGGCGAGGGAGGACGATTGGGTGTTGGGACCGGATGGGCTTCTGCCCACCGACCCCCGCGACCTCGTGTTCGGGACGGGAACGATTCACGCCCGCCGCATCCACAACGGCGCGCTACAGATCGACTCCGCGCCGCCCATGTGCCGGGTGTTCCCGGCGCAGATCACGAGTTTCACGCAGGTTCCGGGGGAGTGGAGATGGGCCTACGGATTCACGGAGGTCGAGCCGAGGAGCAGCACGGAGCCGACCGCCCCCTCGCTTGGAATCCGCGGTCGCTCCTCCGACATCAATGGACCCGGACGCAAGGCGACGAATCTGTGCGAGCAGTACAACAGTCCTAGCCCGCCGGGAGGCGTGGCTAGGATTGCACCCGGTGTCGTGCAGAGCGACTTCGATGCGACCATCATCCCCAAGCCGATTGACATTGGCGTGGTCGTGTCGATGACCGAGTATTTCCCCCAAAGCAACGCTGAAAGCAACTCGCGGGACACGCGCAAGAGGCGGTACTGGTTCTCCATGCCGAACGCGGTGCGTGTGATCTGCACGCCGTTTACAGCGGATACCGACTACGGCTCTTTCGCGGCTCCGTCCGCGCTGTACGATGACTACGGTACCTTCGAAGCGCCGACCAACACCTTCGACTTTGGAACATTCTGATGGCACTCCTCATTCGACGCGGCCTTGATGTTGACAGAACCGGGATCATCTTCGCGGAAGGCGAGCCTGCGTACACCACGGACACCAAGAAGTTCTACATCGGTGACGGCACAACGCTAGGCGGCGTTGAGGTCGGCCCCGGCGGCGGCGGCACTCTGACCATCGACACGCAAGACTTCACCGCGAGCGGAAACTGGACGAAGCCCGCGAATGCGGTCTGGGTCGAGGTGACGATGTGCGGTGCGGGGCAAGCGGGTGCGGCGGGATTCCCAACGGGTTCTGGAAGCGGCGGGGCTGCCGGGCGTTCTGCGAGGAAGACATTTGCTGCCGCCGACCTGCCCGGCACCGTATCGGTGACTTGCGGAGTTTCGCAAATTTTCGGAGCGTCCGCCAACGCTGCGCAGAGTTCGTTCGGAACATATCTCTATGCGCCCGGTCCTAGCACGGGTCCTTCAGACAATTTTGCAGGATCAACGATTGAAGCCGTGACCCTCCCGAATCAGATGTATGGCAGCGGCGGCGACATGGACAACGGATTTTACACAGGCTTGCACGGTTCTGCCTATCAGGGTGGCGGCGGTGGACATGGCGGGAATAATGCGGATCTTGGCAGTTCGAACGGGTTTGCGGGTGGACTCGCTGCTACGCAAAAGGTCGATGTAACCACGGGTCAAGTCGCGTCTGGCGGCGGCGGCGCAGGCGGCGCAAGCGGAACGACAGGTGGAGCCGGATCAGCGGGCGGCTACGACACGATCACGGGATTCGGCCACGGCGGCGGCGGCGGCGGGGAAGGCACGGCAGGCGCAGGCGGCGCAGGCGGCGCAGCCGTGCGCGGCGGTGGCGGCGGCGGTGGTGGCAAGGGAACTACCGTAGGCGGCGCAGGTGGTGCAGGCGGCGCGGGCTTCGTCAGAGTTCGCACGATGTGCTTCGGGTGAACAACATGGCCGACAAGTGGAACATCATCTTCTCGCGTGGCTCGCAGTACGAGCAGGTCATCACCGTCGATCAGTTGCCGAACATCGCTGCGGCGACAGGATGGACGATCCGGTGTTCCATGCCGAACGAGGCTCCGTTCCTCACCGCGACCACGGCCAACGGCATGATCACCGCGGTAGGCGCGACCACGAACACCAAGACATTCACCGTTCCGGCTGCGACCACGGCGACGATGCCGCTAGGCAACGGGCGGTTCGACTTCGACATCTCTTTCGCGAACAATGTGACCGTGCGACTGATGTCGAACGGCTCCGTTGAGGTGTTGCCAAAGGTAGGAGACATCTGATGGCGGCTCCAAATATCACCGTTTCCTCGACCGCCGTGCGCGTCGAGTTGTCGGACATCCCACCCCTCACGACGAATCCGGCGGGGACTTTCGTCATGCCCGCCATGACCGTCGATCAGTACGGGCGCGTCACGAAGGCGGTGCAGACGAACGACATCGCGGGCAATCAGACGCAGATTGCGATGTCCGCGGAGATCGACGCGCTCACCGGAATCCTTACGGGCGGGATCACCCCCGTGACATGGAGTTGACCCATGCCTGTCGATCTTCCGACCATCGTGGTTGACAGCAACGGGCAGGTGGCGAACATCGTCGGCACGCCCGATGTCGCTCTGGAAACGAGGCAGGCGCAGATGCTCGCGACGATCCGATACCTCAACCTTCAACTCGCTCCGGGGATGGAGATGGTCGCACCGGAGTGGACGCAGGCGTAATGCTGATCCCGTACCCGTACATCCCGAGCCGCGACGATCTGTGGCTGTATAAGCCGCACACGGTTTCGGTTTCCACTCCATCGCCCGCGTCATTCAGCGTGCTGCGTCCCGAGGAGTGGAACCCCGGCTGCGTCCTCTACCCCTATCGCAACTCGCTGCAAGGCATCTCCGCGAAGTACCGCACATTCTCCACCATCGCGGGTACAACGGGTTCGGGCGTTTCGCCCGAGGTCGTGGCGTGGTACGCGCAGTTCAACGATCCGAACGACCCGGCGAACTATCCTGTGTTCCGAAACTCGTGGCCCGTGCAGCAGAGCGTGATAGCCCTGCGCATGATGATCGGCTGCGCGCACTGCTACAACACCTATGGATTCCGCAACCCGTCCCTGCGGCTCGTGGGTAGCGGTGGATACGCGGTCGGCTCGTACGCCGATGCGGTAATCACGCTGCGCTTCCTTGGGCCGAACAACGATGTGCTTGCGGACATCGACACGCAGGATGTGATCCTGCCGTACGCACAGGATGCAAGTCCCGCGTTCAACTATGTCGGGGACGCTTCGCTCTGGGAAACGCTCGCGGACATCCCCGTGGAGCGGATGCAGTTGGTGAACCCGCAGACGATGAGGCCGGGGCAGGCGGCATACCTCATCGACGGGAACAGCAAGGTCATCCGCTGCGCCTACGATGGCGCGTGGTCCGTGGCGGGACACGACCAGTATGCGTTCCACACCGTGCGACCGGATGGCGAGGACGATGCGGGCAACACGCGCTCTGCGGCGTTCGTGCACGACAGTGGCTCCATCGTCCTGTGCGAGATTGAGCCTCCGACGAGCGCAGAGGCGGGTGACGGGATCATGGGACTCGTCGGCGCGCACATCTACACGACGAACGACTTCAACTACAACGGCGTGGTGTCATTCGCCACGCCGGGATACGCGGACATCCCCGCTACCGGATGGCTCGCGACACACGAGATGACGACCCTCCAACCCGAATCGTCGCCGTCGAACCTGCGCGCCTACTGCGCGGCCCGCGGATACCCGACGAAGGGACTCCGAACCGCGCTCCGAACCGATGTCGCCGCGCAGCAGTCGGTGCAGTTGAACCAGAAGGCTAGGATTGAAGCACTATGATCTACGCGCAAGTCACGCCGTCCACGAACGCGAATATCAATCAGCCGTCACCAAACCCGGTCGCGCCGACCTTCTCGCAGAATCTTTCCGCGAGCATCGGGACGATCATCGCGTGCGCCAAGACCGGGCGGTTGTGGATGCTCACGCCGGGGAACCCCACGAATGTGTGGAAGCCCGTCCTGCCGTACACGCGGAATGATTCCGGAACGACAGGAGTGGAGGTCACGAACAACAACGGGAACATGCAGTTCTCGCAGGCTGCGGGCGCGTCAGGAGGATCGGTCAATCTCCTTGGGCAAGTCGAACTCGACGGGTCGCAGATCGTTTTGCCTGCCTTCACTTTTGAGAATGGAACTGATGGACCGCTCATCGCGATGACGAACGGCACGATGGCCTCCGGGAATCCGATGTCTTCGGTACTGGCAGACGATGCTTCCATCGGTACATCGCTCACCACTTTCGGTAGCCTTACGCTTGTGCCTAATATTTCCGGGGTCTATCGCGTGCATGTTGTCGGACTGCTGTATCACGCGAATCAGTTCCGCGTCACGGTCGGGATTCAATACTACGAGACTGCGCAGTCGAATTGGTTCCTCAACTCGACCACGGTAGAGAGTCAACAGGGAGGGTGGCACGGATTCGCCTTGTCAGCGGATGTAATTATCAACAATCCGATGGACAGCATCCGCATTGCTGCTATCAGCAATGTGGCGGGTGTGACGATGAAAGCGCAACCCGCAGACAGCCTCCCGTTTCCGGGTCTGCCACAGAATCCCAATCGCGCCACCCGTATGCTGTTGCAGCGAATCAGGGGAGTGCAATGAACTTCGGGGAGTTCGGCACGATCATCGCGCCCATCGCCACCATCCTCGTGGCGAGCGCATGGCTGCATTCGTCGCTCAACCGCATCGCCACCAAGGTCGAGGTGCTATCCACTAAACTGGACGATTACGGCGAGCGTATACGCCGGATGGAGCAGGAACTAGACGAACTTCGCAGGAGAACGCCATGAAGAGTTGGAAAACCACCGTCACGGGAATCGCGGCCATCGTGGTCGCAATCGGCTCCGCGCTCATCGCCACGCTCGACAGCGATCCGGCAACGGTCGCTGATTGGGGCGCGGTGGTCGCCGCGGTCCTCGCAGGCGTGGGCCTCGTGGCCGCACGCGACAACGGCGTGACGAGCGAACAGGCGGGCGCGAACCCGTGAACTGCGGGTACGACGATTGGATGGACGAATGCTTGAGCGGATCATCGGACAAGTGGCGCTCGCGTTGTTCGCGTGGCTTGAGCGCCGCATGGACCGGGGTCAGGTCGCCACGGACGGCGATCCTGACCCTGCTCGCATTCGCCGCGCTGCTTCTCGCATTCGCGCTTGGCTGCGGCGGGAACAGGGTGGTGTTCGTCCCGGATCAAAGCCCGGTGCGGACGGGGCCGGGGACCAAGGGCCGCGTGTGGACGCTTGAGGGCGGCGAGTGGCGGTTGAGCGGGAACACGGTCGAGATACCCGAAGGCATGTACCTCGTGTCTCCGCGTTGGGTCGAGGAGGAGCCGGATGGGAAGTGAGGTTGCAGCGGCCTGCTGCTGCGGCGGCGACTTCGGCTGCGTGCAATACTGCGCGTGCGTCCCTTCGCAGGTGACCCTATCCGTCGATACCGAGATGGAGTGGGAACTGCGCTACATGGGCGACCCAACGAACCTCGCGCAGCGCACATACAAGCGCATCTACGCGCAGAACATCCGGCTCACACCGGACCCGGAGTACCCCTGCCTGCTGCAATCGGTGGAGGACATCGGCCTCGTGGGCCACGAACTCATCGACATGTGCGGGTCCGCACCGCCGAACTACGGGAACTACGCGGGCACGCCCACCCCTCCGACTCCGTGCGATGTCGCGCAATGCTACCCCCCTCCCGGAGAGTGCGGGAAGGTTTACCCCTGCTTCAGCACGCGGATCGTCTGCGAGCATCCGACCGTGTTCGGCAATGTAGGCATCTCCTGCTACGACCCGTGCAGGGCAATCGGACCCGGCGACTTCAGTTGCAACCCGGAAGGCTATCCGTACATGTCGGTGGGGACATTCGGTGGGCCGTCCACGATCACGCAGACATTCCACTGCCCGTGGAATCTGGTGCAACCGTGTTCGCCTGCGATCTACAACCCCGGCATGTGCTGCGGCCCGGAGGAGAGTTTCACCGCGGATGTATCCGCGGGGATAAACTTCTGGGGGAAGCGCGGCTGTCTCGCGCTCGACTCGTTCGCCGCGGAGCATATGTGGGGAGGCCCGTTCATCGACTCGCAGGCTCTTCCGCGAGCGCGCATCTGCCCGCAGCAGCCGGGATATCCCACCATCCCGATCCCGATGGACCGGGAGCCGCCGAACGGCCTCTACAACGCCTACACCTGCACGCCCGGTTCGTGCTTCAACCCGGCGAATCTCCCGACCACCATCCCCAACCGCCCCATCAACTACTCCGCGTACAACCGATGCGTCATCTGCGCGCCGTCGAACGAATACGCGGATGTGCATGGCTGTTGGCAATGGACATGGAACGGAGCGACATACTGCTACCAGAACATGACGCGATGCAACTGCGATTCGCCGCCGCAGTACATCACTCCTGCACCGGGGCAGCGCCTCTCCGCGTACGGGTGCCCCACCTATGGACAAGGCGGGCAACCTTGGCCTACATTCTGCGCCTCGTCGGGTGAGCCGTGCGAGCCGATCAGTTGCCCCGACACCAAGGGGTGCGGCTGCATGGTGATCTACTACCGCCAACAGGTGAATGTCACCATACACTCCATCGTGCCATGAAACTGCCGCAACTCCCTAGACCGTTCTGCACGCAATACAACCACGGGATGTGCACCCACCCCCGAGCGTGGATCATGTGGGGGTCGCGCCTGCCGAGTCCCGATCAATGCCGCCGATGCGGATTCCGCGATGGCCCCCGTGGGATCGGGGATGTGGTGGCGAGCATCATCTCGTGGACTC